TGTTAATTTAAGGGTGATTTTTAACAACAAATATACACAACTTTGTTGTTAATTTAAGGGTGATTTTTAACAACAAATATACACAACTTTGTTGTTAATTTAAGGGTGATTTTTAACAACAAATATACACAACTTTGTTGTTAATTTAAGGGTGATTTTTAACAACAAATATATCTTATTCCTGATTGTAATGTGCTTAAAATATAGGCAACACTATTGTCCTCTTTTAGCTAACAAATTAATCGATAAAGTAATTTGTTAGTCGTGTGAAAATCAGTTGTGGTGTGTTGGCTTACACTATTGTCCTATTACCTATCATATCGTATATACATATCGTATATATTTGACACTATTGACCTATCATATCGTATGACACTATTGTCCTGTTGAGTGTATTTATTTACAATGTCATGTACACTATTGTCCTCATTGACACTATTGTCCTGTTGAGTTTACATTGTCTGTTATTTTACGAGAGATTGATACTATAGGCTTTGTTAACTTCGTGGTGGTTACACTATTGTCCTATTCAAACACCTTAAGTTATTGTTTCTAATACCTTTTCTTGTATTCAAACACTTATCATTATGTATTCAAACACGCTAAGTCCTTGATTAATATACTTTAATACATTATAACAGGGCAATCGCATAAAACTGCACTGCGGATTCTACTCTAACGAAGTTAACTAGAATAAAAACAGAATATACAATATGTATATACTATTTTTTACCTGCTAACATATATTTTAACTGTTATAATGTAATAATGTCTGAATACATCTGATTGCTTATATTAAACAAGGACTTAGTATTCAAACACCTATTCAAACACTTTAACGAAGTTAACATTGTCTGTTATATTACAGTTATCCACAGGCCAAAATGATTTGATCGGCTGCAAGTCATTATTCAAAGCCAACTATTATTGGATACTGGATACGGTCATACGGTCACGAAGTGACAAAAAAAAGACCTCTTTCGAGGTCTAATTTTTCCTTAGTTATTTTTTAGATAGTTCTTATAAATTGTGCTACTTGTAGTAATTTTTCTGTATCTGCTTCTTTGATGAATAATTTTATTTCATCTTTTAATTCTTTTTTATAAGATGAGTTTGCTTTTTTATCTGCTTTTATTTCATCTTTTTCTTTTTTCTGCTTAGCTTTTACAATTACCGCTTGAGTTTCAGTATCAGAATTTTTCATCATTTCATCTAATTCGTCAATACCTGTATGAGATAATTCTTCAACTTTCGCTCTTACTTCATTCATATGAGCTGAAGCCTTTGTTTGTTTTGCAGGTTTTACCAAATCAAATTCTTTTTTCAATTGAGTGGAAACTTCTGATAACCAGTTACGAGCAGAACCCTCTAACATATTATTAATCAGTTCCCCTCGTATTTCTGAAAATGTATCTTCCCACAAATCAAAGGTAGGCTCAGTTCCTAAAATTACTGCTAAATCTGTTGCTACTTCTTTTACTACTTCTACTTTTTTCTGAGCTGTTGCAGTTACTGTTATATCTATTTCTACTATTTTTGCTACCACTTCTTTTATAATCTTATTCATTTTTATTTCTCCTAGTTTTTTAAAGTATCTAACAAATTACTTTTTCGATTAATTTGTTAGCTTTGTTCTGAGCCACTTTCTCAACTCATTAAAACCATTATACATGAATACCTGACAATGTCAAGGTATTTAAAAGATAACCCCACCCAACCCCGACCTAACAACGGTCATATGGGACTCCACCATTCTCTATTACATAGTAATATGAACAAACGATTATACTTTCTAGAGTAATCGATCTTATAACTAGACAGTGTAATGTTAACTAGCCTTCAAGCAAACACCCCCCCCGGTGCAAATCTAAAGCCCCGATCAAAAAAATATTTTGCAAAATTTGAGGAAACGCAAATGATTCTCAGTAACACATCAGGAAACAAAGAGTTGTATAATACGCCTATGAAACATTTCCAAGAATATAAACACATCTACATAATGGTATTCCTTTCTTTATTAGGCACTATATTTCATTGCCTTTCTTTGATTATTTAGATATACTCACGGGTATATCGCATCAAATGCGCAAACTAATACGGAAGATTAATGCCAATTACAGTCAAACCTGAAATTGATAAGCCTTTACCCGATAACTATGACGACGAAAAAGCTACTACTTTTAAGACAAAAGTAAAAGTGGCTACTACAACGGCAAAAGTATTATCTGACGGAGGAGCTAATATACCCGTAAGCAGTCAAGAAAAAGTTGAAGCTGAAGAACTGTTTAAAGCTTTTACAGATCCCGAAGCAACACCAGCAGCTAACAGTTCAACAACTAAAGCACTACACACACCTGCAACAGTTCAACATTTGTATGCAATGTTGTCAGACTATGATCATCAAGTAGTAGATGAAGCTGTGCAACTACGTAGATTTATTACCAATAAATTAATAGAAGATACGGGGTTAACGGATCCAAGACATAGACTTAAAGCTTTAGAGTTACTCGGTAAAATATCTGATGTAGGTTTATTCAGCGATAAGACTGAAGTTGTAATAAAACATGAAGACGCAGAAGATTTACAAAAACAAATTAAATCAAAACTGTTTAAAATTTTAGGACACGGATATACTGTTGATGCAGAGTTTGAAGAAGTAGAAAAAGAACTAGGTTCTATTAAGCACGAGGATTTGGATCTAGATTCGGATGAGTAATATACAAGGCATAAAACCAGAAGATTTACAAAAAGCACTAGACAATATAAATATATTGCCTAAACACGAACAAATAGAGTTGTTACAACTCATAGAAGCCCTAGAAGCTAAAACACAACTAAGTAAAAGACAAAATACTTTTTTAGACTTCGTTCACCACGTCTATCCAGGCTATAAAGTAGGAGCACACCATGCTAAACTTGCAAAAATATTTGAAGAAATCGCTCAAGGAAAGAAAAAAAGAGTTATCGTTAATATTGCCCCACGACACGGTAAGTCTGAACTTATATCATATCTGGCACCGGCTTGGTTTTTGGGTAAGTACCCGCACAAGAAAGTTATTATGGCCTCTCACACAGCTGATCTCGCGGTTAACTTCGGCCGTAGAGTTAGGAATCTTGTCGGTTCTGAACCGTATCAAGAAATCTTTCCGGCAGTTAGCCTCCAAGCTGACAGTAAATCTGCGTCTAGGTGGGGAACTAATTATAACGGTGAGTATTTTGCTATTGGTGTTGGCGGTGCTCTCGCCGGTCGTGGTGCAGATCTATTCATAATTGACGATCCTCACTCTGAGCAAGACGCTAAACTAGGCAAAGCAGAGGTTTTTCTTCCCGCTTGGGAATGGTTTCAATCAGGTCCTATACAACGGCTAATGCCAGGCGGAGCAATCATAGTGGTTATGACTCGTTGGTCTAAATTAGACCTTACAGGACAGATAGTTAACCAAATGATTAAGAATGATGACGTAGATGACTGGGAAGTGGTAGAGTTTCCAGCTATAATTGAAGATGCAGCGGGTAATCCCGCATCTTTATGGCCTGAGTTTTGGCCTTTAGAAGAATTAGAGAGTAAAAGAGCGGCACTAGATATTAGATACTGGAACGCGCAGTACATGCAGAACCCAACTTCGGAAGAAGGGGCTCTTATTAAGAGAGAATGGTGGAATATATGGGAAGAAGAAGATCCTCCGCACTGTGAATTTACTATAATGACGTTAGATGCTGCTCAAGAAAAGAATAACAGGGCTGATTACAATGCGTTAACTACGTGGGGTGTATTTTTTAACGAAGAAACAAATAATTACGCTATAATACTACTTAATGCAATAAAACGACGATTAGAATTCCCTGAATTAAAGGCTTTGTGTATTGAAGAGTATAATGATTGGCAACCTGACGCTTTTATAGTAGAGAAAAAATCTAATGGTGCAGCGCTTTACCAAGAATTTAGAAGAATGGGAATTCCAGTGGGTGAGTTCACTCCAGGGAAAGGCCAAGACAAAATAAGTCGGGTAAATGCAGTATCTGATTTGTTTAGCGGGGGTGTAGTATGGGCTCCCGATAGACGATGGGCACATGAAGTAATAGAAGAATGTAATGATTTTCCAAGTGGGGCTAATGATGATTTAGTTGACTCCACAACACTAGCTTTAGCTCGGTTTAGGCAAGGTGGATTTATTCGCTTGCCAACTGATGAAGATGATGATATACAGATGTTTAAAGGCCGTAAAAATAAACGGCTTTATGCATTATAATAGAGAAAAAAACTTATGAAAGGTGTTAAACATTATACAAAAGACGGAAAAGAACATAAAGGTTCAACTCATAAGATGTCAGATGGTACATTACACACAAATAAAGCTCACACCAAAACATCAAAAAAATTAGTACATTTTAAAGACTTATCACAAGCAGCAAAAAAAAGAGCTAAAGGATAAAATTATGGCAGACGTAGATAAAGGACTATATGCAGCTCCAGTTGGAATAGATGAAGCAGCAGTCGAAGAACAGGCTATTGAAATAGAGATAGAAGATCCTGAAAAAGTTACTATTGGTATTGGTGATACTGAAATAATTATTGACCCCGATGCTATGGAAGATGATGAGTTTAATGCTAACTTAGCTGAAGAGTTATCTGAGAAATACATGGCGGAGCTGTCAAGTGATTTACTTGAAGATTTTAGTAATGATGTTAACTCAAGAAAAGACTGGCTTGAAACTTATGTTGATGGATTAGAATTATTAGGACTTAAAATAGAAGAAAGATCTGAACCATGGGAAGGCGCATGCGCTGTTTACCACCCACTACTCTCCGAAGCACTTGTTAAATTCCAAGCTGAAACAATGATGGAAACTTTTCCCGCTGCAGGCCCGGTGAAAACTTCTATTATAGGCAAAGAAACTCCCGAATGTATTGAAGCATCTCAGCGTGTACAAGAAAATATGAATTACCAACTCATGGACAAAATGCCAGAGTATAGACCGGAGCATGAAAGAATGTTATGGGGTTTAGGATTAGCAGGTAATGCATTTAAGAAAGTTTATTATGACCCAGCTCTCGAACGTCAAGTATCTATATTTGTTCCAGCTGAAGATATGGTTGTACCTTATGGAGCTTCTAATTTAGAAACAGCGGAGCGTGTAACTCATGTTATGCGTAAGACAGAACAAGAAATTCACAAATTACAACAAATGGGATTTTACCGAGATATAGAACTTGGTGAACCTAGCTATGACTTAGATGAAGTAGAGAAAAAAATCGCGGAGCAAATGGGATTCGATGCTACTAATGATGATCGATATAAAATATTAGAGATGAATGTTAACCTTGATTTAGAAGGTTATGAAGACGAAGATGATGGAGAACAAACCGGTATAGCTAGACCTTATATTGTAACTATTGATAAAGGCACATCTGAAATATTATCTATTAGACGTAATTGGAACCAGTCTGATAGTTTGAAAAAAAGACGTGAACACTTTGTTCATTATGGTTACATTCCAGGATTTGGTTTCTATTGCTTTGGACTAATTCATCTTATTGGTGGTTTTGCTAAATCCGGAACAATGCTTCTACGACAGTTAGTTGATGCAGGTACACTATCAAACTTACCCGGCGGATTTAAAGCTAGAGGTTTACGAATCAAAGGAGATGACACACCAATTGGCCCAGCTGAATGGCGAGATGTTGATGCTCCTTCTGGTTCACTGCGTGATAACTTAATGCCTCTTCCTTACAAAGAACCAAGCCAAGTTCTTGCACTATTAATGGATAAAATTATTGACGAAGGTAGAAGATTTGCCTCTGCTGCAGATATGAAAGTATCCGATATGAATGCTAACTCTCCAGTAGGTTCAACTCTAGCAATACTAGAGCGAACTTTAAAAGTAATGTCAGCTGTAAATGCTCGTATATACTATTCTATGAAGAAAGAGTTTGGATTACTTAAGAATATAATCAGAGACTATACAGATCCTGATTATAAATATGATCCTTCAACAGGAACGCCCGGTGCTAAACAAGATGACTACAATAAAGTTAATCTTATACCTGTAGCTGATCCTAATGCAGCAACAATGGCGCAGAAAGTTGTGCAATACCAAGCAGTTATGCAGATGGCACAGCAAAACCCTGCGATTTATGATTTACCTGAACTAAATAAACAAATGCTTCAAGTGTTAGGTGTTAAAAATATAGATAAACTTATACCTGATGAAGATGATGTTAAACAAGTAGATCCTGTTTCTGAAAATATGAACATTATTACAAGTAAACCAGTCAAAGCTTTTCTTGATCAAGACCACGAGGCTCATATAAAAGTACATATGTCGTTTTCTAATGATCCTAAGATTAGACAAATTGTAGGGCAAAGCACCAAAGCGCCCATAATTCAATCCGCAATGGAAGCACATATGGCAGAACATGTTGCGTTCCAGTATCGTTTAGAAATTGAAAAACAACTAGGAGTACCTCTTCCTCCGGTAGATGAGGTTTTACCAACTGATATTGAAAATGATATTGCAAGACTTACTGCAGCTGCCAGCGAGAAATTGTTACAAGCTAACCAATCGGAGGCTTCACAAGAAAAAATACAACAACAACAAAAAGATCCTATTGTTCAAATGCAACAAAAAGAGCTTGAGATAAAACAATTAGAAGTACAGGCTAAAAATAAAAAAATGACTGATGACACTGCTTTAGATCAAGCACGATTAGAATTAGATCGAATGAAAATTGAATCGACTGAACGTATTGAAGGAGCTAAATTAGGAGCTGGTGATAAAGAACGCCAAGCTAAACAATTATTTGAAGGAGCTAAATTAGGACAAGCAGGCACCTTAAAAGGCGAAGACCTTAAGCTCCGGCAAGAAGAATCTAAGCTGCGTAATGCAACTGAGGTAGATGTAACTAAACTTAAGGATGAAACTCAACTAAATATAAAGGAATAAAAAATGGTTAAGGAAACGTTAATGCTTCTATCAACCCAGATAGAGGAAAGACGCAAAGAAATGTTAGAAAGTATGGGTAGGGGAACTGATAAATTTGAAGCTTATCAACATGCATGCGGAGAAGTTCGTGGGTATATGATGGTTCAATCTATGATTTCCGAAGCTCTTCGAGCTCATGAAAAAGGTGAAGAAGACTTTGATTCTACACCTACTGATAGTGTAGTTCAAATAGATTCAAAAAGGGGCAAAAAATGAATACCACTATTGCTACCCCAGACAAAAAAATAGTCTCTATATCTGGAGACCCAATTAAATCTAAAATTACAACAACCAAAGATGGCAAGAAAGTATCAGGTGATGAAGCTATTGCAAAACTAGCAACTCAACTACCTGATGTTAAAGGCTATCGACTTTTATGTATTGTTCCTGAAGCAGAGGAAACATATGAAGGAGGTATTGTAAAATCTGCTGATGTTAAGAAGATCGAAGAAGGAGCAACTGTATGTTTATTTGTTATGCAGTTAGGCGATTTAGCTTACAAAGATAAAGCAAGATTTCCAGAAGGCCCGTGGTGTAAAGAAGGAGACTTTGTTATTACCCGTGCTTACGCAGGCACTAGGATTAAAATTCACGGAAAAGAATTTCGCATTATAAACGACGACACCGTAGAAGCAGTAGTTGATGACCCACGCGGATATGAACGCGCTTAAAAAGTCAGAACGTGTTTTAGAATATAACCGAGAATGGAAACGTAAAAATAGAATAAAAATGTTAGCACAAAGAAAACTTTATCGCGAAGCTAACAAAGATAAACAAAAAGAATATTATAAAGTATACAGGCTAAATAATTTAGATAAAGAAGTTATAAGAAATAAAGCTTGGGCTTTAAATAATCCTGATAAAAAAAGAGCTAAACACTCTTTAAGAAGAGCAAGAGTTAAAAAAGTAAATGATATTAAAACATTAGCAGATAGGAAACAATTAGTAGATTTATTTAAACAAGCTTTAAAACGTGAAGAAGAAACTGGGTATGAATGGCATGTAGACCATACTATCCCAATAACTAAAGGAGGCAGACATTGCCTCACAAACCTTCAGGTAGTTCCAGCAAAATGGAATTTATCTAAAGGCAACCGACACGAACGAAAGTTCGTATACGCAACCAAGGAGAAATAGCATGGCCGAAATAATAAATGAAGTGCCCGACGACGAAGAAATGACCGGCGGTGAAGTAGAAGTAAATTTAGAAAACAAAGAATCAAAAGAGATTGAAAAATCAACAGCAGATGTTGAACGCGTTGAACCTCAAAAAACAAAACAAGAAGAAATGTTTGAAATTGAAGAAGAGGACGACACGCCCCCTGCAGATAGAGGCAAAGATCCTTTACCAGAGGATATGGTTGAGACTCTTGAAAACGACACTCTTGAAGGCTATTCTGAGAGAGTTAAACAGCGAATGTCACAGCTTAAAAAAGTATGGCACGATGAAAGACGAGCTAAAGAAGAAGCTACTCGTGAAAAGGAAGAAGCTGTTAAATATGCTCAAACTATTAATGAGCAAAATAAAAAACTTAAAACTACTTTAAGTTCAGGCGAAGAAGACTATATTAAAACACTAATATCTTCTTCTGAAAAAGAACTTTCTTTAGCTAAACGAGACTACCGAGAAGCTTATGATTTGGGGGATACAGACAAAATAATTGAAGCTCAAGCGTTAATGAATAGCGCTCAAATGAAGCTGCTTCGAGCTCAAGAAGTAAAACCTCAATTTAAAGCTTCACAAGAAACTGAAAATAGTGTAGAGTTAACGCAACAAAATACTAACCCCAATATACCTAAACCGGATAGTCGAGCACAAGCTTGGCAAGATAAAAATCAATGGTTTGGACGAGATGAGGAGATGACTAGCCTTGCTTTGGGTTTGCATGAAAAACTAGTTAGAAGTGGGATTAATCCTTCTTCGGATATGTATTACCATCGTATTGATGAGACGATGCAAAAACGATTCCCTGAGAACTTTGAGGGAAACTCGTTGGAACCGGAAAAACCGAGCCAACGCAAACCTTCTAATGTAGTAGCACCGGCAACGCGTAGTACCGCGCCTAAAAAAGTACGCTTATCACGAACACAAGTTGCTTTAGCTAAAAAGCTTAAGTTAACCCCGGAGCAATACGCACGAGAAATTTTTAAATTGGAGAACGCAAATGGATAAGGCAACAGAAAGTAACACAATAAAAAGAACTGACCGAGAAATGGAAAATAGAGAAAGTAAGGTTAAAGAATGGAAGCCAGCAAGTTCGCTACCAGAATTTAATCAGAAAGCTGGATGGTCTTATAGATGGGTTAGGAGCTCTTTATTGAATGAGCCTGATAACATGAACGTTTCTGCAAAAATGCGTGAAGGCTGGGAACCGGTAAAACATTCGGAACACCCAGAGATTCAATTAGCGGCAGACCCTAATTCACAATACAAAGACGGTATTGAAATTGGTGGTGTGCTATTATGTAAAATCCCTAAAGAATTAATGGAACAACGTCAAGCTTATGTAGACAAAGCAACAAGGCAACAAACGGAGGCAGTTGATGCGCAATACATGAATCAAAACGATCCACGTATGCCTAAGTTCGCTGAAGGTCAAGAGACTGGCAATTCTAAGTTTGGTAAGGGAAATAAATAAGGAGAAATATCATGGCAACAGTTGCAGCCCCATACGGGTTAAGAGCAATAAACCACATCGGTGGTACGCCTTACGCGGGTTCTACTCGCTTACTCCCTATTACTTTAACAGCACAAAACGGTAATCCAGCAGTAGTTAATGCTACACCCATTTTTAATGGCTCTGTAGTTAGTTTAAATGCTTCTGGTACAGTAATCGTTACACCAACTGATGGTAACTCAGGTGGTGGAGGTGCTCCAGCGGCAGCATTTGGAGCCGGAGTAATAGGAGTTTTTGTAGGATGTACTTTTACAGACCCAATTTCGGGTAATTTAACATTTGCACAATCATGGACAGGTAATGCAGCAACAGATGCGAAAGCGTATGTTATTGACGACCCAGAAGTGGCTTATCAAATACAATCAGCAGGACAAATTACTAACCTTGAATTAGGCGAAAACTTTTACTTTAATGCAGCACAAACAGGCAACGCAACTACAGGAAATTCTACAACAGCAGCAACGGTTGTAGGTAATTTTGCTGTAACAGCAGGGTTTGCGTTTAGGCTTGTAGATTTTGTAGAAGGTCCAACATCCACAGTCGGCGATGCATTTACAGATTTAATTTGTAAGTTCAACGCAGGTATTCACTCATACAATAACGCTACAGGCGTTTAATTAAGGAGAATTAAACATGGCAATTTCAAGAGCCCAGCTCCTTAAGGAGTTATTACCAGGACTTAACGCTTTATTCGGTTTAGAATATGCGCGTTACGGAGAAGAGCATAAAGAGATTTACGAAACTGAATCTTCAGACCGTTCTTTTGAAGAAGAAACAAAACTAGCTGGCTTTGCAGCCGCACCTCTGAAATCTGAGGGAGCAGCTATTGCATATGATAATGCACAAGAAGCTTTTACAGCTAGATACAACCACGTAACAATTGCTTTAGGCTTCAGTTTGACTGAAGAAGCAGTTGAAGATAATCTATATGATAGTCTTTCAGCTCGTTATACTAAAGCTCTTGCTCGTTCAATGGCAAATACTAAGCAAGTTCGTGCAGCTAATGTTTTAAACAATGGCTTCAACGGTGCTTTCTTAGGTGGCGATAACGTATCATTATTTGGTACT